TACAGACCTGTCGCGTTCCACACGCCGCCCGACGTGTAGGCCCCGTTTCCCGCCACCGGGATCGAGAACGTGTTGGCATCGATGACCGTGACGACAGCGGTGGTATTCGCCGCCGTGTTGCCGCCGACCCCGGAGATGGTGACGACGGAACCAGTCGCCAACCCGTGACCGGCGGACGTGATGACGATGGGGCTGGCGTTGGTTGCGCCGGTAACGTTACCACTTTGCAACTTGGACGCGGTCCCGCTGTAGACCACGCCGGACTGGCCATAGACCCGGAAGGTGGGCAGGGCGTCGGCGTTGACGGGCGCCTTGGTGGACGTGTTGCGAGCCTGGATGAACAGGCGGATCGTGTTACCGAGATCGACGAAGCCTGCGAACATGATCAGTCCTCTTCAAAAACGACCTCTTGGATGCCCGGCCGAACGCTCAGTTCCTGCTTGACCACCAGTTGCAGATTGACTTGCTCCTCGGCGAACCGAAGGTTGTCGTCAACCGCATCGACCAGACCCTGGAAGTCACGGGCTTGCATTCCGCTGGTGGATTCAACGGCCATGATCTCACCCGTTCACGTTGATGGGGTATTCGCGAAGCAATCTCGGACGTCCCGATGACAGCCGAGCGACCCGCGTTCCGCCGAAGACGCTGTCAGCTTCGCACGCTTCCTGAAAGGCCATCATATACTCGTTCGTTTCCGATGGCCCAATATCTTTCGATCGCATGGACAGGCGAGCCTGCTTGTCGATTGATCGGTAGAAGAAGTTGAACATCCAATCCGGCATGTCGATGGGGTCGCTGATCTGGTACGCCGTCGCCGCCAGAGACAGGTCCGCCGCCGTGTCGATCGTCAACGACGTGGCCGACGCAACCCCCGTGATGACGTGCTCCATCACTGGCGGGTACAGGCCATCGACCCCTGTCGGATAGATCGTGTTCCCCGATGAGTCCTTGGTGTCAGCCGCCGCGAAGCGAATCACGCTCCCGATCATCGCCGATGTCCATGAAGTCCCTGACCCGGTGACGGTGCGGGACGAGGCGGTAGTGGTAACGTTACCACTTCGATAGTATTCGATGGCCAGGGGTCTGCCGCCCCCGTTGTAGTACAGGTTGGTCGGGTACGCCTGATCTGGGGATGGGTAGAAGCGTATGTCTTTGGTCCCGAGCAGAGACCTGTCCCCGTAGATCGTGTAGTAGGTTGGCGCCGCCGGCCCCGTGATGAGCGTTGCCAGCATCGCGAACTCTTCGATGTCCACGTAAGCGGGGTTGTACGTTCCGGCCTGCCAGTTCAATGCGATCAGTGAGCGGAAGTCGGTCGGCAGCGGATAGGAATCCTGGGCCAGCACATAGGAAGTCCCGGCGGCAAGGTTGTCCCCGGGCGTTGTCGTCTCATCCAAGATGATGTCTGTGCTGCTTTCGCGGGAGGCGACGTAGTACATCACTTCACCGATGCGGATGTATCCGGACGCGGCCCATGATGGCCACGTCGCCCCATCCAGGACCATCGTCCGCGTCGATTCGGTGTAGGTGATGGTCCCCGTGGACTGGGCGGCGACCGTGTTCAAGCGAAGCATCCGCTTGTAGTAGTTCCAGTCTCGCTTGTTGGGGATGGATCGGTAGGCGTCGATGACGATCCGCTTGGCGACGGGCGATTCCTTCGCGTCCTTCGCCAGATAGTTCAGGCAGTAATCGACGGCGTCGGCAAACGTGACAATCATGTGGTGCTCTGCTTAAAGGCCAGCTTGGCCATTCCCGACGACAACAGAACCATCTTTGTGTTCTGTAACGATTGTGGTTGCGCCTTGAAGATGACGATCGAGCAGCTTCGCTCGCTGTTCTTCGTTCATGGATGATGGTTCGATGAACCCGTCTTCGTCCATGTCGAGCCCGGGGCCAGGGGCAATCTTGCTCTCCCGGTAGATGGCGGCGAGTTCGTCGCTCTTCCCATCAGGAGTAACCTCGACTGAACCTTGGCACTTCCAGCCCCGCTTCTCGATGACCCGCTTGACATCGCCTCGGTCGCTGACCCAGGCTTCCGGATCACCGGGGAATCGGGCGAGCCCACCGAGGTAGACTTTCCCCTTCACGTTCTGCCCGCCGGCCTCGGCGACCTTCCTCAAGCGGTTGCCTTCCTCCTCGGCCAGCGGACCCTTGGCGAACTGGTTCCCGTTGCCATCGTGGCCTTCCAGGAACTCGCGATCCGTGTTCGACATTGGCGGAATGCCGAGGGCCAGCATCTCGGCCAGCTTGGGGGATGCTTCGTTTCGGCGGATGTCCCAGTAGGACAGGTGGATCGCTCGGGAGTCCCAGTCCATGTCCTTCAAGTGGAATGTCAACTCATCGACATCGCCACCAACGGACGTCCCTTCGACGACTGCATCAATCAGTTGACGTGTACGCGGATCGAGTTCCTTCATTTCCTTCTCCCAAAGAAGACTGCCTTGCCTGTCGGGTCGCGGCGATCGTGGACCAGCCCATGCTTCTTGAAGCCCAGATCGTACAGCCGCTTGATGAGCCAGCGATCAGTAGGCCGAACGTGGCCGACCGAGTTCATGCGGAAGTTGACTTCACCGCAGATCGCCTCCACCCCGCTCATGTCCTTGGCGGAATCGAGGATCAACTTCTCGCAGCCGTTCGCGGAAATCTTTAACAGTTTAATCACCGGATGCCGCAACAGCAAGTCATTGATTCCAAGGACGTCGATGTGCTGACCGCCCCCGCTGAAGATGTGGGCGCTGGCAGTCCTGTCCGGGGAGATGCGTTGCAAGAACCCGCCGCGTGTCACTGATCCGACTGCCTCGTTGTAGAGTTCGACATGATGCAGCCACGGCTGCGTATTCTCTTCGAGGATCTCGAAGCTGTCCTGCTCGGGTTCGTAGCAGATGACATGCTTGGCCCCGTGCTGAAGACAGGCCAGGGCGAACGCCCCGATGTGAGCCCCGATGTCGATGACTGGGAAATCATCTTCGAAGTCTTCCACGCAATACTTGTTGTGTTCGAGGACTTCGAAGAGGACTTGCAAATCTTGAGTGAACGGGCGAAAGGTGACGAGCTTCTGAATACTGACCTCATCCATTTTGTGCTACTCCTTCTTTTTGTAACCAGACGATTCACACCTGATTGGCGTTTTGGCTTCAGGATCAAGGAACACATAGCAACCGTTGAAGCTGAATAGGGCGTCGGCAGGCCAGTCGTCGTCGGAATCCCGCTCGACACGAACGGGTTCTATGTTGGGCATCTCCTTCTGGTGTTGCGACAAGATGTCTGGGCTGATAAAGAGTTGCGGGAACAGGAAGCCGCTTTCTTGAACGGCTGCCGCCAATTGGTCGAAAACATTCATGGGATTGTCCTATCTGTTTGAAGCAGACGATCAGCAACATTCCGAAGCATCATGGCCACGGATTCATGGCTGATTTCTGGATTTTCTTTGTACTGGAAAAGAAGCTGGCCATCAGATTCCCCAGCACGGAACCCAATGGCGAGAAGAGGCAAACTGGATTCGTTGACGAACTTCTCGGTGAACTCGCCCATGATGACGAGCGTTGCAGTCTGAAGGTTTGTCATTGCTTTCCTACGAAGGCGGCTTAGCCGGGGGCGGGCTAGCCGGAAGTGCCTGACGAGCCGCCTCATTCGTCACCGTTTGAGGCGGCGCCCCGAAGTCGTCGAGAAGGAAGGGAACTAGATTCATCGCGATGATGTCCTCCCCCTTCAACGACACCGTTACCTTCGGTTGTTCCGGAGGCGGCGGCGGGGGTGGCGGCGGCGGAATCAAAGCGTACTTGCTTGCGTCGAGATCGATCGAACTTGCCCAGTCCGCGATGAGTGCATTGATCGGGTCGAAGTTCTGAGTCTGCATTCCAAAGTTAAGCAGCAACTGGAAGATGGTCTGGATCGCCGTCTGCATGTTCTGTGCAATCTTCTCCCGGTTGGGAACTCGCGTGTCATCCGCGTCGATCCGGAAGTCCAGCCGATGGATGATGTCGTTGATGTCGCACTGGGCCAGCGACTGCTGCCATGCGAACGTCCCAAGCTGGCCAAGGACAGGCGTCAGGTCATCCGGACCCAGCATCAACTGAGCGGCGATCGCTTCCTTCTGGGCCACGTTCGACAGCTTGGACACCACCTTCGACCGCATGTCATCCGGTCGAATGCTGATCGCCTGCTGCTTGCCTTCCGCCTCGGCAGCCGAACGCATCTGGCGGGTGCTCTCCCCGTACATCAGTTCATTCAGGCCGACGCGGCGTTCGAACTGCTGGCCGATCATGTCGATCATCTTGAAGAAGTCCGGCTGAATGCTTCCAGCCGTCCAGCCTTGCATGATGCTCTGGATGTTCTGCTGCATCGCATCCATTTCCAGGATGGTCAGGTCAGAACCGGAGTTGATGGCGGTCTTGTTCTTCTCGCTCAGACTCTTGGGCATGGCCAGGAAGTTGCGTCCCCACGTCGGCATCTTCGAAGCCAGGAACGAGTAGGCCCAGTTGAGGAACTTGAGTTCCCCGAGGCCCGGCTTCAGGTGGGACATCGGCCATATCTGGCGAGGGATCTTGTGGAACTCGAAGATTTCCACAGGCCACGTTCCGTTCATCCAGTACGGGAGCGGCCATTGCAGCCGCTGCTGGATGTCCTCGTCGTTCGCCGAAGCAATGATTTCATCAGGTACGTTGAGAGGATAATCACAGCCATCAGCAATAACAAGGAAGCAGTTATCGCCGTATGAATCGAGAGTTTCGCGGTATCCTTCATCCACGTCGCGAAGCCTGCCACCCACCCCCATGCGAGAGTAGATTTTCCAGTAGGTGATGATGTCATTGGTGCCCCCCTGGGAACGTTTCCACCTTCGCAGCATGTCCGGATCATAGTCCGCCTGACCATCCCACGATTCCGCGTTCGGCTTCAGGCTCCCTTGCGGCAAGCCATACTCCCGCTCGACATCCCAGACCGCGTGTTGGCAACGCTGAGCGATCCACCAGCAATCCTCAATCCTCTCCGCGTCCGGGTCCAAGAGCAGATTGTCAACGGAGTCGTACCACGATCCGATGATCTTCATGCCCGTGGGCTGGGTATAAACCTCTGTCCATAGGCAAGAGGCCCCCTTGATGATCGTCTCGTCGATCGCGGCCCGCACATCGAACAGGAACCCGTTCTCGTTGGGCGTGTAGTTCAGATAGGAATCGAGCAGCAAGGCCCGCGTCTCGTTCAAGGCTTGCGTGGCCGAGTCTTGCTGCTGCATCTGCTGCCACATCTGGACTTGCTGCTGTGCTTGCGCGACCTGCTGCAACATGCGGGGGTCGATAGGCTGTCCCGATTGCAGCATCGGCTGGACCTGCTGCAACATCTGCTGGGCCTGCTGAAGTTGCGGAGGCATCGGCGGGGTGGGCAGCTTGCGAGTGGTGATGGTGCGGTGCGGGTTCTTCTGGTAAAGAGTTGGCCCGAAGAGTTGGACCATCTCGGCGACCTTGTTGGCGCTCATCCGAAATGTGGGCGATGGGACGGTGTCATAGCTGACGGTCATGCCGACGTTCTGCCGGTTCCCTGGTCCATACAGCCAGTCGTATGGACCATTGAAGAACTGCATACATTCGCGGGCATCGTCCCCGAACGTCTTGCGTTTGTAATCCGAAGCGAACTTCAGTTTGTGAAGCCACTTGGCAACGATGGGACGCAGAGGACTTTCGTTCGTCGGCATTGTTAGCCTCGGTTATCAGGCAGCCTTCTTGGGTTCCGGCTGTCGTGCTTTCTCGATGGCCGCGAGACGGGCGGCTTCGATGTCGGCGGCGACCTTCTTGTAATCGCCAACCTTCGTCCGCTTGTCGAAGTCGTTGTAGTCCCAACATCCAGCGTCGTTGTCCACATGCAACCGGAGATTGGGATCGTCAACGTGGCGGACGCCTGCCACCGGCTTGCCGCCGATCGTGCTGGCGTCGAACACCTGGGCACTGATCGTCTGATCGTGAACTTCGGTGACGATCGCGGCCGAGCCGGGATTATTACCACTTCGCTCGGAGAACCAGAGGACGGACATGCCAACGCACGCCCAGGGTTGTTTGAATTTCTCGTTCATGGGGTCTTATCCTTACTCTTGAGTACCCGGCCCCAGCCGGACATAATGCCCGCCATTCTTGGCGGACGCTTCAGCCTGCCACCGCTCGAACATCGCCAACGCCCCGCTCTTGGAAGCGGAACCAGAAGGGGGCGGGACATACTCGCAACCATGAGCCGCCGCGTATTGCAATCCCGCCATCAAGTGATCGTTGGCCCGATGCGGCTCATCTGTCAGGACTTCTCTCGACCCGATCTTCTTGGCCTTGTTATGGTAGCGTTCTATTTCCCAAACGAAAAAGCGCAAAATGTCTTTGAAGTATAAAAATGTCGGAGTCCCATCCTTGCGAATCTCCAACCACGTCTTGCTCTTCGAGAGTCGGCCCCGCACATCTTGGCTTCCCCAGGTGAACCCATGCCCGGTCGCATTGCACTTCAGATCATGCTTCTGAAGTGCCTGCATGTACTGCATTTCGATGCCTTCGCCTGACCCCATGTCAGTCTGCCGGGTCATCTTCCTGTCGATGATGAACCCCTCGAAGTTCCGGCCGGCGATCTTCGGAGCGGTTGTCTCCGCGAACAGGTCTGCCGAGCATTGCTTGATGTAAAGCTCGTCGTATCCGATGCGATGTTTTCCCAGTGGGTGATCGGGAGGCGGGGCGACGACGAACAGGACGGCGCAAATCTGGTGGCCAGGGTCGATGATCGCGTAGTGGGTCCACGATGTCGGGATGTCGAACGACATGATGCCATGCTTCTCTTTCGAGAACATGGGGTAGACGAGATAGCTGAGGATGGCGTACTCGCCATCGATCAGTATCCGGATCTCGTCTTCGGTCAGCTTCTCGGCAAGCAGCGTCTTCTGACGCGAGTCGATATGCGGATTCTCTTTGAGGAGAATGTGGAACTCTTCGATCGACCGGAGAGCGGCGGGCTTGTCGAGTTCATCTTGGGCTCGGCGATGGAGTTCGTAGAGTTGCTGGGTGCCAGTCTGCGGAGCGGCGGACCAGAAGAAGCGGCCCTTGCGATCGAGCAAGCGACCGGACATTTCCGAATACCAACCGCCGCCCTTGATTTCTTCATCGAACCAGACAATATCCAGATCGACACCGCGTTGGGGCTCGCCCTTCTCCACGAAGAAGTTGATCCGCCAACCATTCCGCATCATCACGGAAGCAGGAACCCCACGCTTCTTGTTCCGCCATGCCGTGTCTTTCACGAAGCGGGGCGGGACAAGCGGCGGCGCCCGCTTGGCTTCCTTCTCGCGGGCCACGTCGCCGGAATCCCAGGGGCGGTAGGCTCGCCAGAGTTTCGTTTCCAGATCGCGAATGATCTTGAACGCCCCGGCCTTGAACAGCTTGGGATAGATGACGTCCGCCAAGTGGTTCTCATCCGGTGCAACCATGTAGCAAACGCCATCAGTGGCTGGGTATTTCCCATACGGGTCTTGGCCAGTCAGTGCCCTGGCGATTTCCACGGAGGCTGGTAACGTTTTGCCGGCACGGATGGAGCCCCGCAGCAACCGCTCCGGTGCAAGGCTCATGTGGAAGGCAAGCTGGTTGGGCAGCGGTTCGTACAGCGCCAACGCCTCAGCCCGGCGGATGGCGATCTCGCGGATCACCTTCAGGACTTTGCCAACATCCTGACCAGTCATCGGCTGGGCGACGGGAGCGGCAGCCTGGGGCTGGGGTGGAATGACAGTCGTCTGTCCGAACAGATCGTCCAGCGAAGGAAGTGGTGTCGGCTGTGGCTTGCGTTTAGCCATTCGATTCGATCATCTTCTTGATGAGTATGAGTGCTGTTGCTGTCCGCTTGTCTGGGTCGATGTTGCGAACGATGCTGAGCAGATGGGACAGGGCGATCGGGTCGTAGTTCATCGCGGCCCGCCCGTCCAGAATGATGTCAGGCGGGAACACTGGGTTGAGCCCCAGCTGGTTCATCGGCTGGGGGCCGGGCTTCATTGGTTGTTGCACCTAATGCCTCCCTCAATACTTTCAGAAGTTCCTCGTCGCTCATGCGTTCTGTGGCTTCGTCGTCCTCATCCTGGGAGTTGACCAACAGGTGCATGATGTCCGCCAGCATTCGGCTGGCGGCGGCGGGGTTCTTCTTGGCCTTGGTGTACTGCTGTTTGATTTCGGATGCGAGCTTGACGACGCCGCCGAACTCGTTGACCAGTGCCTCGGCCAAGTCCCTGCGTCCTGGCAGGGTGGACTTGGACGAGCGGATGAGCTTGAGGATTTCGTTGGGATCGCTGGTCATGCCGCCATCCGGGTCTGTGGTGGTTGCTGTTCTTCAGGGGGTTCAGCCGTTATGCCGACTTTGTACTTCGCGGAGGCCAACGCATCGCTGATGTCCGTGGCCTGTCTGCCGAGATAGCGGGCGATGTGTTTGATTCGTCGTCCCGAATAGTGTAGCAAAATCACCTGACGTTCAAGAGGGGACAGGCAGCCAAGCGATTCTTTGAGTTCGTCGGTCGCCTCGATGATGGCAAAGTCTCGATGGTCGCGTCCGACATCGCACATCTCTTTGGGATAGGCCCGCTGGCGGGAGAGGATGCGGCGGGCTTCGAAGGATGCCCGGCAGTAAATGTAATACCCGACCTCCATATCGGGTGGTCGGGTATTGAGAAGGTCTGGGATCTTGGCCACGATCATCGCTTTGAGTTCGTCGAGTTCCAGCCAGGGCGGACAGCGGTTGGCGAATCGATGGACGGACGCTTCCGCCTTCCTCGCCAGCAACAACCACGCCTCGGAGTCCAGAGAAGACATTACATAAGCGTAAACTCTAACGACAGTCATGGCAAGGTCTTCGATCAGAATGGGATCTCTTCGCCCGGTCCAGAATTGTCATCGTCCATGTCCGGCGGGGGAGCGTAGGTCGATTGGCCGGCAGGCTTTTGGGTGGAAACGTTACCACTTTGTTGGGCCTGGGCCTTGGTTTCCAGGAGGGTGATTGTGTCGGCGACGATCTTGTGTTTCTGCCGCTTCTGCCCGGTGGTCTTGTCGTCCCACTGGTCCAGGTGCAGCTTGCCTTCGACGCAGATCAGGCTGCCCTTGCGGCAGAACTGTTCGACGATGTTGGCGAGCGTCCCATTCTGCCCCCGGTTGAACGCTTCCACGTCGATGAACATGGGCTCGTCCTCCCACTGGCCGGTCTGAGCGTTCTTCTTCCGCCACGGTGAAGCGGCGAACCCGATCTTGGCAACCTTGCCATCATTGCCGAAGGTGCGAACCTCGGGGTCGCGGGTGCAGCGGCCGATGAGAATGATCTTGTTGAAATTCATTTGGTCTCCTTGGTTATTCGTCTGTGTCAGGGCTGAACTTACAACCCCTTCGCTTTCGCAATGGCGTGGCGGATGAAAGTTCGGCCGAGCGTGTTGTTGGGCATCGCGTCGAGCAATGCGTCCGGGTTATTCTTTGCGATGTTGTCGATCCACTGGATCGCATACTCGCACGCTTCGAGCAGTAGGGGGGAAGCCTTGAAAAGATGGGCGTAAGCCTCTTGCTGTTGACGGGTCAGTTGCTCGACTGGCTCGCTGGCGTTCACGATCGAGCAGACCCGTGGAGAAGTCCGTGCGTTGTGTCCGTTCTCCCATATCTGCAATCCGTTTTCGATCACAAGCTCTTTGCTCATAGTCCCTTCGCTTTCTTGATGGCAGCACGGATCGTTGCGGCAAGCTCGTCGTCCTGCATGGGCGATGTGGCGAGTCGGTCAAGTATCAATGTCATGGCGGCGAGCAGATCAGGGGCGGCGGCGATCAAGCGGGCGTTGGCTTCGTCAACTTCTGGATCGCTGCCAAGCCCGTAATCTTGGACAGCGGCAATTCGGCGATAAGACCGGCCTTGTTCTTGTTTGGTGGTTACTTCTCCGTTGTAAAATTCCCACGGTCCTTTTGTGTGGCTCATGTCTTTCCCTTCGCTTTCTTCATGGTGTAACCGGGGAAAAGTATAGCGGCCTTCTCTCCCCAGCGTTCTTGTGGTGGACACTCGATACCGCAATCGCTCGGCCAAGTCCCAGTCTGTTTCCGGAACAAAGCAAGGACTGCCTTGAAGGTAAGGTTCCGATGGCAGGCGATGGCCACAATCCGCTTGTAGGTGTTGTGGTATGTCTCCTTCATGGCCCATGCCTTCGACTCGTCATCCATGTCGCGTCTGGAAAGGATTTCATCCCGTGCATCTTGGTCTCGATCCATCGACTGCCGCTTCATCTTGGGAGCCTCGGCCCCGCAGAATGGACACGTCGCCCGGCCTGCGAACAGGCCACCGCACTCGCGGCAGACGATGTTGTTGATCCCGTCCTTCTTCTCCTTCGCTTTGCGGCGACTGCCGACAGTGGAGTTCGGATCAAGGGACCATTCGATGTCTTCATCCGGTGATCCGTGGACACCGCTGGCGCCCGTGTGATCCAAGATGATCGATACCTTCTTGCCGATCCAAGGTGCCGGCCGCTTCGTTCTTCCGCAAGCCTGCCTCCATTCCACGATCGACCCGAACTTCTTGAGCATGATGGCAGCGGACACTTCCGCTATGTCGATCCCTTCGATGAGCAACCCGACCGAGAACAGGACCATTGTCCGCCTGCTTTGCAAGCGATCGTAGGCCCGCTCCCGTTCAGCGTCCGGTGTGCCAGCATCAACGTGTTCGGCAGCGATGCCGGCACGAAGGAACTCATCGCGGAACTTGATGGACTGGTTGATGGTTGCACAGAAACCGATGGTTGCCATGCCTTCCGCGTGGCGTTGCCAGTGGGAGACTGGATCACCAGCGACCTCACGCTTGGCCTTGCCGATCTTGCGTTGCTTGGCCAACTCCTTGGGCCAGTAGACTTCCGAGGGGACCAGCCAACCTTCGCTGATCAACTGAGAGATGGGCACTGCGCATTCGAGCCATTGGAATGTTCCGTCCAGCCGCTTGCCGTCCCCGCGTGCAGGCGTGGCAGTCATGCCGATGACGACTGCTTGAGGCCAGAGGGAAAGCAGTTCTTGGTAGACGTAGCCCGGGGCCTTGTGACACTCGTCGATGATGATGATCTGAAACGGATCAGGCATCGCCAGTTCACGCTTCTTCCAGGCGTGCAGTGTGTCTCTGGATGCGGTGATGCAGTCCAGCCAGGGCTGACTGGTGTTGTCCGCCATGATGACGCCGAATGGAACTTCGAACTTGCGAAGTGCTTTGCCGAGTTGCTTCACCAGCTTGATGCGATCGGCCAGGATGAGAATGCGGCTGCCTTTGAGGAGAGCACAGCGGGCGACCTCGGCGGCGACGAATGATTTGCCGCCGCCGGTGTCGATCTGGATGATTCCCCGCTTGCGTCCTCGCCCGATGTGGGCACGTCCCCGTTCAAGGACGTCGATTTGGTACGGTCTTAGCTTCCCTCCTTCATCAGTGGTTGGCGGTTGCACGACAACAGGCTCATCAAAGAGGGAACGCTGCTTCATGGGGCTACACTTCCTTTCTTGGCTAACACTCTCGTTCCTTACCAGCAACCCAGCCCCGTCGCTGGTCCCACCGCCAGATGATTTCCTTGGTCCGGCAGTGTTCGACATGGCCAGCGCCTGCTACTGCAAGAGTCTCAAAGTCACGAATGCCTTTGCCTTTAAGCTGGTAGTAAACATTGGCAAACAGAACTTTGAGTGCGTCTATGTCTTTGCATTCGTAATGCTCGATGCGTTTCTTGGGGTTCCGAAAAACATAGCAATCGATCGACCAGCCATGAGCCAACTGGGGCGGGGTTGCTGGAATTTTCATGTTGGTTACGGATGCTCCTTCGCGAACCGGGAGTGGATGTACTGGATCACGCGAGACTTGGCCGGTTCGTCCAGGTCTCGCAGCGTGCGGATGATGGACGCGATCGCTTTCAATTCTTGGTCCATTCTCCGGTCGCTCTCCGGGGTCTCGTCTTCCTCGATCTCCGCAGGCGGTGTCAGTTCAGCGGCCATCAATCACCTTCCATTTCTTCGAAGCGTGCCCTGGGCATCCAACCCGTCGCCCGGCACTTATCACATGCGCTGCCCTGACATCCAGGGCAGACCGCGAAGGGGACGCCCGCCTCAATGGTCTCTCGGAGAACCGAGATGGCAGCATAGGCGGCGTCCAGTTGGTCCATCGCGTCACCAGCCCGCAGCCATTTGGCATAGGCCAGCGACTTTCCTTTGAGCTTCTTCTTCATGGCGTCCGGATCGAGAACCAAAATGCTCTCGTCGATCATCGCCAGGATCTGCTTCAGCCAGTTGTCTCCAAACAGGTCTCGCAACTTGTTCGGCACCGTGGCCCCGCAGGCATCCGTCAACTCGTCTGTCTTCAGCGTTGGCTTGGAGCGAGTCTTCGGGTTCAACTCACGGCACGACAAACAGGTTGGCTCCCAACCGAACTTCTTGCACTTCGGACACAGCCGCTTGGGCTCCTCATCGTCCGGGGTGGTAACGTTACCAGTTGAATCTTGTATACTACTGGCCCTGATGGTGGCGACGAATGGGTGGGAGACGTTGCATTGGTCTGCGATCCAGCGGTCGGATTGCTTGGCCCATTGTGCATGGCCGAGGAGGACAGTGACGGCCCGGCGTTTGTCATCATTGGTGCGACGAAGGCCATGATCATGGTTCTCGCCGGCGGCTGCCAGGATGGCGTCTTCGAGCGAGCCCTTGGCGACGTGACATTTGAGGGTTGGTTTCTTGGCCCGCGTCGAGGCGGTGTAGCGGTGCCAGCCAGCGTACAGCCAGAACTTCCCATCCTCGTCGAGCATGACTTTCGACGGCGGCAGCTTGTCGATGTTGCCCATGTAGTCGGCGATGGCGTCCTCGCTCATCGCGACCCGCATCTGGCAGTCTTTGTGAAGGGATATGTCCTCAAGGGGGATGTCTTGGGTACGTTGACTCACGCGAAGCTCCCATGCTTGGAGAGAAGAAAGGCCCCCGACGCCTGCTCAATCGAAGCGCCAACCGCGAAGATGCGAGACGCCGGGGGTTGTTCGGTTGAAGCGGTTGGCGTGCCTATCCTAGACGTGTTTGCTACACTTGTCCAATCAAAATCTATATCATCAAACGACGGAGGAAGTTATGGCGAAGAAGCGGAACGAACATGAGAAGAAGTACAACCGCAGGCAGGTCAACATGCAGTTGCGGTTCGGCGTCAAGGATGAAGTGGCCGCGATGGACCTGATTGCACGGCAGGCAAAAGCCACCGGCGAATCAGAGTCCAGCGTGGCCCGCGACCTTCTCGTTGCCGAGGCCAAGAGGCGGCTCGACATCTCCTAATTCAGACAGTCCGGAATCTGAATCTCTTTGTTCTGAAAGTCGGTTTCGATTGCCTTGGCCACGCGGACCAATGGCTGCATGTACTCGTCCTGGCCAGCCACCGGAAGCAGGTGACGAGTGCCACCCTCAAACGTGATCAGAATCGCCCCCTTCAGGTTGGCTTCGTATGCCAGATTGATCAATACCCCGGCGACCATTTCCATTGTCTCGTTTGTCATGTCGCATGTGCTCCGGTAGGATTTCTTCCCTTGAGAACGTGACGTCCGCAGGCCCTTCCAGGCCGACGCGAACACGATCCCCCTTGATGGCTACTATGGTGATCCAGATGTCACCAGTGACGTGGATTCTCTCGTCAATCTTTCGGCTTAACACCAGCATGGATTCACTCCTTGAACGAGAGCGGCCCATTGCACCACGCAACAGGCCGCTCAGTATTCCCTCGATCAACAGTCACAAACTAGGACTTCGCTTCTTCCTTGGGTGGATCGACGGGCTTTGACCCCGTGTCGGCCGGCGGCGTGCTTGCCTCCGGTTCCTTCGTGGCCTCGGGTTTCGGTTCATCGGTCATGGGGTTCTCCTTGGAATGGGGTAGGCGAATCAGGGATGATGGATTTGAACCACCGCTCCATCCGGCCGTCACCAGATGGCAATCGCTACATGCCACCCGCGTCCGGTTGGCCTTCACGATATTGACGCACACAAAAGAGTGCCGCTCTACCAGACTGAGCTAATCCCCGAAAAGTGTGATCGCTAGTAAACTGCCCTCGCCCCAAAGCAGCCGTTCACGATCACGTCGAAAAGTATAGCAAACTGAAAGCGGGCGTCAACAACAATCAGACTTTCACAGGTTCGCGGGTCGCTGCACTGACCAGCTTGGGAAGATCCAAGATGCGTCGGGTGCATTCGAACAGGGCGTTGCTGGCAGGGGTGCCGAGCGTCAGGCCCAGGTCCAAGAGGATGACCTTGATGTTCATGTCTTCAAGGCCCTGGGCGATTTTGAATAGGTTGCGAGCGCTCAGAAAGCAACGCTCGATCCCGTAGAACATGACCACGTCTTCCGTCTTCAGCCTGTCGTACAGATCCTTGGCCGCTGGCCGGGTCCACAAGTCTTTCCCCAACGCTGGCCAGCCGTCCAAGGTTGTGCCCTGCCACTCGAATGGTCCGAGTCGTTTCAGGTATGGCGTACACGAATCCTTGATGATGTCGGTCAGGTCAGGGCTGCCGACATCATGCTGCGTTCGACAGGAGTAGGCATGGACATTGGTCATGACTTGGGTTTCCTGATCAGCTTCTCCAGTTCCTTCTTGAGAATCTGAGCCTCGGGTTCGGTTAGTTCGTTGAGCGTCATGGCCGGCGGAACCGGCCGCTTGAGAATCGTTTCCACGTACTTCTTATCCCGGGCGTCCTCCCACGTCTTGTTGAGGCACCGGAAGGACGCTTCCAGATCGGCCAGGGTGTCGCTGGTGATCGGCGGCTGCTCCTCCTTGGGCTCCTCTTTCTTCGGCTCATTCGCGACCTTCTTGGCCTTCTCTTGGATGAGGAACAGCGTGGCCTTGAGGATGGCTTGGCCCTCCTTCTCGGTCATGTCGTCCAACTTCTCGGCGGGCGGGATCTCCCGCTTGAGAACCTCATCGGCGAACCACTTCCGCAGCTTGGTGGTCCCCCAATAGATGTTGATGCTGCCCATCGCATCGACGATCTTCTGGACCGTGGCGCCCGAGATGGCAATCTCTGCCTCGGGGACGTCTTCCTTCTGCTGCTGGTGGGTGCCACTATTATTTCCATAGACTCGGTTGCGTTCCGCCTCGTTGGCGGCGACGTCTTCCATGTCCACCGCGAAGTTGAAACCATAGCGGCGACAGATGGCGGCGGCGCAATCGACGAGCGCCCGCTTCTTGCTGATCTTGAGGACAGTGTTCACCAGATCGGCAAGGTTCTCATTCTGGGTCTTGCCGGTTTCTTGCCCAACGATGGCTGGCGATTTGTCGGGGAACTGCGCCCCGCAGCCGTCTTTTCTCTTCCAGCACAACCAGCCGCCTTCGTCGAAGCCCTGCTGGTTCTTCGGGGCGTACTGAGGGTTGCCCTTGATGATGGCTTCTTTGCCACACTGGGGGCATTTGCGAGCCACGTTCCGCCAACGCCATTTGGATTCGTAGGAGTTGGCCGAGCCGACCCCATTGGCCACGATCTTGCCGTTGTCGATGCTGATGAACGTGCAGGCCCATTCATAGGTGAACAGGCCAGTCTTAAAATCCTCCGACCGATGGGTGTTCGTGTACGTCGGAGTACAGCGGAACAGGGCGGCGATCTTCTCGGCCCCCGGGAGCAACAGCGTGTCGCTCTTGGTGCCTGGGATCATGCCATAGTCTTCGTCCTTGACCATGTTCTGGGTTATGTATTTCTTCAGGATCGCAATCGTTTCCGATTGTTCATTCATGGCCTCGATCATCTCCAGGCCCCGAGTCGTCTTGATCTCGGCCAGGGCCTTGCTGTTGTCGATCATGGGGTTCTCTCGTTAAAGGTTGTTGATTAGAACGTCGTTTTTGTATTTCTTGGACTCCTTGCGGGGGAGTATTCCGAAGCACGCCTGATCACGCATTCTGTTGGCAAGCCATTCTCGCAGAAGCCAGCCGTCCCAATCGGCCGGAACATGGCCATCATGAATCAGCTTGATCATTTCCTCGACGATGCTATTCGATAGCCCACAGATGAAGTCGGCTTGTTCTTGTCGAGACATGGGGTTCTCCGAATTGGTATGTAGACACAAAGAAAGGCAGAGCAATAGATGCTCTGCCTGGGGTGGTCAAAAGTCGGGAGCGAGAATGCCGTATCCGCCCCAGTCTTTGTGGATACGGACGTCGTGATCCTTGAACCATTCATCCTCAATCTTCAGGGCGTATCCCCGAGGGTCGCGGTTGATGACAACAGGGACGAGCGGCTTCCGTTTGCGGATGGCTTCGAAGTCAACGACAAAGCCAGTGCCTTCGCAGGCCGAGCAGTTGTCCCGAATGACCCCACGCCTGCAAGAGCATTTCGCCCCTGTCTTCGGTTGGTATTCGTTGACATTGCCAAGCAAGGCGTTGACCTTCGCGAGAATCTTGCCCAGCAACTCATCAACCTCATCGTAGCCGCCGGGGAACTCAGGACCATTGCAAAGGCGAAGCGTAATCTTCGTTGCCGCCCGTTCGAGCCGCTTCAGCTTGTGGCACAACTCGAACGGGTCTTGCTCGATCGCCTTCGGGAAAATCTTTAGAAGGTTGTGCCCGTGTTGCCGGACTTGCGTAGCCGTTTCTGCTTTCATGGGAATGCCTCATGGGGTGGTAACGTTTCCAAAATAAAAGGCCGACCCCTTGCGGAGTCGGCACAAAAACGGGATCGCCGGGTCACAACGGACCCGGTCTATAACGCCATGACTATGGAATCCCGCCGCCTGTCGGCTACGCTGCCAAGTCGAGAACTTTCCCGGCTTCGCGTTCCAAGACAATGCGTTCGTTTTGGTAGGAGACGCCGCGAGCGTAGGCGGTGATCGCCGTCGTCGCATCCCAGAGCGTTTCGATCGGCCGGTTCTCATCCGAAAGATGAGCGGCCTTGATGTTCTCCGTCATCTTGCGGCTAAATCGCTTCTTCAGGAACTCGTCCACGTCGTCGATCTTCTTCGTCTGGGCAGCCGCGATCGCCTGGGTGACGCCCGCTGTCTTCGATTCGCTGTACTCATGCAAGACGGGCATGATGTTCTCGATCCAGCGGGCGGGAGCCCCAGCCGTATGGTTCATGCGGAACTCCTTGAACTCCTCGGCCCCCCAGACAATGCGGTTGCAGCAGACGTAGTCGAACAGGAAGAACGCGGCCCCGATCGACGTCGAGCCGACTTCGCTGTTCCACACGAAGAACCCCCGGGCAAGGCTTCCCGACTTCCCGTCGCGGCGGTTGGGCATGTCGATGCGGTTCTTCTCATCCGCCAGGAAGACGAACATATCCCGGTCGGAAGCGTACAACGTCGTGTTCGCTTTGGTGACGGTCACATCCTTGCCGAACTCGCCGGGGACCTTCCAATCCCCCGTTGTGCCGTCGCCGAACTTCTCGATGAGCGATTGGGTGATGTTGCAGTTCCAGATGCGGCCATAGTTCGGACCAGTCACAGCCCGCAATTCGGGAGCCCCGCCGTTGCGGTAGGAAAGGACGCCGACTTCCTCCACGGCACGGTTGAACCGCAGCCCATAGTTGATGCAGTCGGCCGCGATAGGGCTCGGCAGATCGGCAAGGTATCCGGCCGGAGCGCCCGCCAGTCGTGCCAGTTGGCCGAATGACCAATTGGTAGGGGCGATCTCCCCGATCTCGTCGGGGCCGACGATCACCATCGACTTGTTGTCGTCTTGGAAGGGCATCGCTTCGATGTTGCGGTTGGACAGGACACGGGATCGGCAGCCGTTGTGAATGGACTGGCAATGCGTGTGCAAGTCCAGCAAGCTCACGAATCGCTCGTCGGCTGGCCGAGAGGCCCATTGTTTCGAGGCTTGCATCAGAGTCGTTGACATGGATTAAATCTCCGGTGAGAGAGCTTCGCGTCCCTCAAGCGTTTCGGCCGTAGTTGGCCAGTAGTGAGAAAGTATAGCAAACAGGGCGACAGGTTGTAGCTCAGTCGGTCTCATGTTCATATGGACCGCCTCGATCGAACCGTTTCGAGGAAATGGCAGGCTCGACCTGGTCTTCCTCCTTGGCCAGTTCCTCGCTCGGTTGGAGTGGCACCGGCATACAGATGGCGGAAAAGGATAGGTCCGAGTCGGGCGACTTGGACGTAAGGATCATCTGCTTGCCCGACCCGTAGAAGTCGAGCGTCACCATCTCCCCCACCTTGCCGGCGATGGCGAGCAGCTTCATCATCTGATCCACAGGAACCTTGATCCGGAAGGCGGGGGCCTTCTTGGGGAACAGGTGGTCGCACTCGGGGAATCGTGCTTGCTCGACTTGGACTTGCTCGACGCGGTCGCCTTTGCCATCCGAGGCGATGAACGTCACCGTGTTGACATCCGATCCTTGGCCACGGATCGTCTCACTGGCCGCGATGCCAGTGGTTTCGAGAACAGTCCGCTTCGGGTGGCTCTTGCCCACCTTCAGCGGCTTCATGACGCGGGCGAAGATGTCAGCGGGGATGAGCGTCTTGCTACACCCATTCGGGGACGCTGCCAACTTGGCCTCGGCCGGGTGTAATTCCGAATCAGGGCAGCCCCCTTCGAGGATGGCCAGGATTTTGGTGTCAGTGGCGACAACCTTGAATCGGTTCTCGGGCAGTTCCTGATACTCGACGTTTGTCACGGCGAATTTGGTGTCTTGTTTGGCGGCAGCCAGGACGATGTGTCCGGCCACGCTTGGTACGAATCGCATGACGCGATCTCCTTGGGTTAATGGAACTCAACTCGGCGCATAAAAGAACCCCGCCGAAGCGGGGTTGAGAGTCACTTGCACTTCTGGAGGAGAACCAGAAACTCATCACGCTGATGATGAACGAACCATCGGCCAACGGACAGTTGAAAGATCGGTCGATCGTCACAATCGTCGCTGCTAAGGCGGACTCCTGGGCCACTGACCTCGAACGAATCGACGAACTTCCATAGCTCGCCTTTTTGTTCGTAGACTCGATGCTCGTCGATGACGACTTTGTAGCGACCGTCGCCAGAGCCGGCGTTGAACTGGCAGGCGAGCGGGCCGGCAAAGATTCGGATCGACCCGCCGTCAGCGCGGCAGATTAGTTCTTGGCATGATCGCGTTGCTGTTACTTTCATCGTGCCTCCAGCCAGGGAATGAGTTTGATGGGCAATGAGTAGAAGGCGGCGACGTGCTCATAGATGCCGATCGCCAGCAATTGCAAGTCGAACGGTTCGCTGTTTGCTTTGAGGCATACGGCCGTATCGAAGCCGCTGCCGTTCTCCAGGATCCACTGAATCTGGTATCCGTAGTGCTCGGCCTCAGCACGGCCCCAGTTGGTTTCATAGATTCCCGTGTGGTAAACACGCAGGAACGTGTTGCGGTGCTCCTTGGGCTTCAGGAATCTCTTCTCGGGCGGATTTAGGCTCCACCCCCTCGGGCAATCCTTGTCGTCGATGAATCGTTGCATGATGTCGCAGGCGTGCTTGTACGCCTCACCCATCGCGATGCCATGCAGGCGATCACGTTCGGCCTTCTCCTTCTTGGCCTTGGTTTCATGTTGGCGGATGAGCTTGTCCAGCGACTTCTTGTCGTCGGCCTCCAGCTTCGTTCCGTCCCCGAGTTCGAGAATCATGATCCACTCCTATTGAGCCCAAAGTTAATGTTCTTTCGCGGCCTGCCAGTCAGGTAGCGAATCTCGCCGATTGCTTTGCGGGCAAGGTGGCGATGCCGTCGTCTCCAGTCCGGCGCCACATCATGGCGCATCGCCCAGTTCGTTCGGAAGTAAGCGGTATGCTCCAGCAGCCTGCCCTGGACCATCGGGAACTGGCCTTCGTCCTCGAACTGCATTTCAAACTTCTCGTTGAACATGGGATGCCTCCAAAAGAAAAACCCCCGGCTTGTAGCCAGGGGTTCGAGTTCAGCATTCGATCAGCACTAGCTTGATCTGCCGAACCATCACTTGTTCGGCGTCGTAAGGTTGGCCGCTAGGCCCATAGTGCAGCGTCTCGGGATCGTAATCCTTCAGGTCGGGCTCGGTGATGTGGGACCACGGCAAGGCTTCCACGAACGCCTCTTCCGCGTCTTGCTCGTTCTCCGCGTTGACGATGGCAATGGGCGGGTCGAAGCAGTTTTCGACGTACACCATGTACCAGTCGTCGTTGCCGTTTCCCATCTCGACGCCGGTGGCCTTCTTGGCGTCCATGTCGCCAACGCAATACTTCTTCATGAAGGCTAGGAAGTCCATATCCTCGGCCAGCACAATGTAGCGATGCTTGGGGTCGAAAGGCGATTCAAAGTGGATTGCTTTCGCTTCCACGTTCGACAGGCTGATTGTTTTCATGGGATTCCTTGGGAAAGTATTGGGCGATGATCTTCTCGGCCGAGTGGAGAGCCTGGGCAGCAAAGCATTGCGGGAAAGCGACAGCGACAGCCGCCCAGCACAGGTCTTCTTCGAACCAGTTGAATGAACCGCTCCACTGAGCGGCCCATTGGCGATGTTGCAGAGGGATTCGCTCGATGAACTCGGGCGACACCCAGATGCCTCCATGCGATGGTGTGGACACCGAGTAGACGCCTTTGGCGATCCGCTTGGGCATTGTGTCCGAGAGGCCCCAGGGCGTGTCCACACGGACCTCGGCTACCTTCATCCAGTCTTCGATTCTCATGGCCACTCCTCGACTGACGTCGTGCAACAGTTCCTTGGCGATTCGTAGGAACCGCCGGTGGGCGTTCTT